AAGATTAAAACACTCCTTGGGAATTCTTCACTTCGACGAAAATTAACTAAGTGTAATAAGATAAACGTTACGCCTTTATATGATGGGCTTCCAACAAAGGAAAAGAAGTTGCTAGACGTTCAGAGTATTAAAAGCGAACGTTCTCTCAGAGAATTAATTATTCGAAATCTCAAAAAGGAAATCCATCCTGGGACAAAGCCTTCTATAGATTTCATTCATAAGATTCTTAAAGATGCGTATGACGAAGGACTTTCGTATGACGTTCGGGATTTACGGTCAAACATCCTAACCTTTGCGGCAGGAAGCTCACATCAGTCTTCATATTGTGTCAGTTTAGTCCAAAAAATGGATTTTGTTGGTAAGTCTGAGATGCCAGAGGTCATCGACGAGCAAGATAAACCTATAGTGTTCTTTGACGTAGAGGTATATCCTAATCTGTTTATTGTCTGTTGGAAGTCTGAAAACTCAGATGGCGTTTCAAGAATGATTAACCCAACTCCGCAAGAGGTCGAAGAGCTTCTTGGTAACAAATTGGTGGGGTTCAACAATAGACGTTATGACAATCATATTCTTTACGCGCGTTATTTAGGGTACTCTAACGAAGAGCTCTACAATTTAAGTAGCAGGATCATCAATGGAGGAAACGAGCGTAACGTCTTATTTGGCGAGGCATACAATCTGTCATACGCGGATATTTACGACTTCAGTTCAAAAAAGCAAGGGCTAAAGAAGTTCCAGATTGAACTTGGGATTCTTCATATGGAACTGGATATTCCATGGGATGAACCCGTGGATGAGTCTTTGTGGAAAAAAGTTGAAGAGTATTGCGTTAACGACGTCGTTGCTACTGAAGCAGTTTTCAATTCTCGCAGACAAGACTTCGTCGCCAGAAAAATCCTTGCTGAGCTTTCTGGATTATCCGTAAACCACACAACTCAGAATCATACCGCTAAGATCATATTTGGTGACGACAAAAAGCCACAGAGTTCTTTTGTCTACAGTGATCTCAGCGAAGAGTTTCCTGGTTATATATTTAATGGTAAAGAGAGTTTTTATAAGGGTGAAGTTACTGGTGAAGGAGGATACGTCTATGCTGAACCAGGTATCTATACGGATGTGGCACTTCTTGACGTTGCGAGTATGCATCCGACGTCTATCGAATGCCTTGACTTGTTCGGACCTTACACAAACCGATTCAGTGAGCTCAAGACAGCACGTATGGCGATTAAGCATAAGGACTACAATCGAGCCAAAACTCTGCTGGACGGTAAACTCGAACAGTTTGTTTCAGGCTCTGAAGATGAGCTTGACGCTCTGTCCTACGCTCTTAAGATTGTCATTAACATCGTCTATGGTCTCACAAGCGCAAGATTCGACAACCCGTTCAAGGACTACCGTAACAAAGACAACATCGTAGCCAAACGCGGTGCTTTGTTCATGATTGATCTCAAGCACGCTGTTCAAGATGAAGGTTTTGTCGTCGCCCATATCAAAACAGATTCAATAAAGATCCCTAATGCAACGCCCGAAATCATTCAGTTTGTCAAGGACTTTGGCTCTGACTACGGATACGATTTTGAGCATGAAGGAACTTACGAAAAGTTCTGTTTAGTAAATGACGCTGTTTATATTGCTAAGAGCGGTGATAAGTGGGAAGCGGTAGGCGCGCAGTTCCAACATCCTTACGTTTACAAGACGTTGTTCAGCGGCGAAGAGATCACTTTTGATGATATTTGTGAAGCCAAAACCGTTACTCAAGGAGTAATGTATTTGGACTTTGAAGGTAGTGAGATCATAGAGCAAATGAGGCACGTTGGCCGAACTGGTCGATTTGTGCCAGTTGTCGAAGGAGGAGGACGGCTTTATAGAATAAAGGACAATAAACATTATGCCGTAACAGGAACAAAAGATTACTCATGGGTTGAGGCTTCTGTGGCAAAAGACAACCAAAACTACCAGCTTGATGATTCATATTTCATAACGCTCGTAGACAAAGCCAAAGAGAGCATCAATAAATTCGGTAACTTCGAAGACTTTATATCTTAAGGAGATATTTATGACAAGTAAAGAAGCAAAGACATTTATCGTGGAGGACGCGACTCTTATTTTCCGGAACTTTTCTGGTAAGGAGGGTCAGTACAATCGTGAAGGAGACCGAAACTTTTCGGTCATTTTGGACGACGAGTCCGCAGTAAATCTGTTGAACGACGGATGGAATGTTCGTTACCTTGAGCCGAGGGACGAAGGTGATACACCTACGCCATATATTCAGGTGACTGTGAACTTTAACATTCGCCCGCCAAAGGTCATCATGATCACCTCTACGGCTCGAACCCAGCTTACTGAGGACAGCGTTGCTGTTCTTGATTGGGCAGATGTACAAACTGCAGATCTCATTGCTCGCGGGTATGAGTGGGCCGTAAACGGAAAGACCGGCATCAAAGCGTATCTTCAGTCGCTCTACATCACCATTCGTGAGGATGAGTTAGAGCGTAAGTACGCTGCGCACCCTTCTGATATATTGTAGTTTAATATATCAAAAAGGATGGGTCCTCGCTGAAAGTAATAAACCCCCAATATTACCAGAGGCGGGGGCCCTTCCATTTATTCAAAAGACTACCTAAATTGAAAAGGAAATTAGATGTATTTCAATACTTATATTCGAAAGCCCTTTGTCGTTGAAGCTGTGGAAATCACAGAAGAAAACATTAACGAAGTCGCAGAGTTTGTTGGGACCGTCCGAAAGAAGGAAGATGGAACCTCTTACATTCAGGTCGACCGCCGGTTGATCCCGAACGTCTACCGGGTTTACCCTGGGTTTTACATGACCCGCATGGGAGATAACATTCGATGCTACTCGGCAAAGATTTTTACCGAGCAGTTTGAACTTGTCCCGCCAGAGTGATCCGCAAAAATTACAGGGCTTATAATGAGAAGAAGGTAAGACACGTAATGAGTGGGAGCAAACCCCACCTACCTGGCGCGATGAAGAAAGATCGCTAATAACTAGTTTCGTTGGCTAGTTAGCCCCAGCTTCTCATTTTTTATTTTTATCAATTCGTCCAGGGCGCTACAACCTCACCTCGCCAGAGAGTTGTACAGTCCGCAGGCTCGCCCATATCCTGGTCGGACCGCCCTGAGGCGATAGTTCGTTTATATTAATAGATCGTCGGCTGAGCGACGTTAAATAGAGTTTAGGCTCAGCGCGGGGCCGAGAGGCCCGTACACTGTGAAGGTGACACAGAACGCCATTGACTGATCATCAGTGGTTCAGGTAAACAAAAAACCGCTTAGTGTGACGCCACCCGTACCAGGTGCGCGTTTTGTTTGTGGACCGAGTCGCCCAAATGGGTAGATAGGTTGGGTACAACACAAACAGGCTAAGGACGCTGTAGAGGTGCTCATTTGAGATTAGGCGCGCCAATAACGCTTAATTCCTGGCTTAGTCAGGAGCCTCTACAGCAATTTCGCTAAGGCCTTGTGTCGGTAAAGACCACGTAGCACAGTCCCTTCCTCTCCTTTAGCGCTGTGCATGTACCTCGCAATCTTGGTTTCTCGTTGCGATGATGACACTATATGTCCGTGGTTGCCTTAATTTCGCCTCTGTAGGGCGTCTCTCCCAGGCCGAGCATCCTGGTCAAAACTGCTCCTTTTCTCATCTCCTCTGACCCGGAGGAGACTGTCATCGAGCCGCCCTTAGAAAATTAAGGGTTTACGTGAGAGACAGTGCACTGATAAGATCCTGGGGGTCAAAACAGTAAGGCCGTTTTTGGCGATCCGGCTGGGTACACGCACCTCTAGCTCAATTGGTTAGAGCGTCGGACTTTTAATCCGTTGGTTCTGGGTTCAAGTCCCAGGGGGTGCACTGTGCTGGGCACTAAGGGTTATCCAACCACAAACTATCCACTCATTGACGACTGCGTGCATAGTTCTTAGTGTCCGGCATTTTCATTAGCCATTTTTAATTAGGAGGAAACATGGTTCCAGAATTTGTAGAGTTGACCTATTACCACGAGCATCTTGGCCGAGATCATGACGAAGGTCTTGTTGAAGTCATAGACAAGGACGAGACTCATGTTTGGTTTCGAGACGACTACGCGGCAGTATTTTCTGTCAAGAGGTCGAACATCGTAAAGCCTCGGCGATTTAACACAACTAAGGACAAAAATGACCAACTTCAAAGATCTTATAGACGCAGTTCATGATCTGAAAACAACTAGTCTTTTGGACGGAGAAACCTTTATCGCTCAAAACGAAACGATTCGAATCACATCTCAGCAATTTGAGGAGATATCAGAAGACCCATATTTGCTGCAACTTCCTCCTGAAGCTGCTGTTGATCTCGCCAATAACAAAATTCTTGGAATCACGATTGTAGTTGAATAAAGCTCTAGGGCTGGTAGCTCAGTGGTTAGAGCAGGTTACTCATAATAACTCGGTCGGGGGTTCAATTCCCTCCCAGCCCACAAAAGGAAAAAGACAGATAATGACAGTTTTAGAGTGGTTCGGTACTTGGTATTTTTGGGGCCTCTTTCTTTTTGTTTTAGGCCTTTTAGTTTGGTTGTCTTGGGCGGAGTCTAAGGATAAAGAAGTTTATCCGTGCCCAACCTGCCAGAGTGACCGGCAAAAGACTCGACGCTTGATTATGTATAATGATCTGGGTGGTAAACACCTAGAGCCGTGTAATGATCCTTGGCATGGTAAGTACGCCGATCCGTATTAATAAGGAGTAATTAATGGACGTCTTGGAAGATCTCAATAATTGCGTTAAGATTAATGGTGTGATTATTCCAGCAGTCAATATTCAAGTTGAGGGTTTCCCGAAGATCATCGATGGTACTTGGTACCCGATTTACTTCGAGATCATGTTCGAGCATGGTGACCTGTGGGTCGTAGAAGCAATGACCAATTCAGAGATCGTCGTTCACGAGCACGTCAACTGGGCCCAGGACCGCGATAGTCTCGATCAAGAACACGAGATGATTTTCCCTGATGACTGGGTTGGGTTTGTCGATTTCTACGAGTCCGACGGTCTCTGTAGAGAACTGTTCAGGACAACTTCTTGGAAGGACTTGACAGACGTGTAGCCACCAGCCCCCATGGCGAAATCAGGCAGACGCATTCGGCTTAAACCCGAAGGACTTTAAAAAGTCGTGTGGGTTCGAATCCCACTGGGGGCACCATGAAACGCGTACCAATACTAATTGATAGTGAAACTGTCGGTTTTGTATATCTTGAAGATGAGCTGCTCAATTTATACGAAAAGCATCCCTATGCTTTGGTTATGAATCCCATGTTCAAAGCTGGCCCAAACCAAAGGCTTGTAAGTTTCATTGTTTATCCATACTTAGAAGAGTAATAAACCGCAAAAATTACAGCTCTTATAATGAGAGAAACACCCTACCAAACGGAGGAATTGAAATGGACGAGATCGTGAACGACGAGATCGACTTCAACGACGAGACCGAAGACACGGAGACCGGTGCGTTCCTCGCCACCGCAGTCGTGTTCGGCGCTGGTGCCCTGCTGGGTACCGTCGCCGCGCGCAACTGGGACAAGGCGAAGACCGCCATCGGCAACCGCGTCGCGGACCGCCGGGAGAAGAAGATCGAGAAGATCAACGAGAAGATCCTCGACGACGCCGCCAAGAAGGCGAAGTAACTCACGGAGAGAAGTCTCGTAGCGTAAAAACTACGGGGCTTCTCTTTTTTGTCCACATTATTTACAACGCTTATAATGAGACAACCACCTACCAACGGAGGAACCATGAAGGACAAGATCAAGGCTGGTGTTACCAAGCTCAAGAACCACTACGAAGAGAAGAAGTCTGCGTACGTCTGGGGGGCCATCGCTATGACGGCGATCGCCATCCAGCAGCGCAACATCAGGCAGTTCTACGAGTTCTTGGGCGAGCGTGACATCGACCCGATGGAGTTCTACAGCCCCGAGCACTGGGAAGAGCTCAACAACTGAAAAGGAAAGGGGTGGCAACACCCCTAACCTTTTTGTCCACATTTTTTACAGCTCCTATAATGAGAGAAACAAAGGAGACAGAAATGTTGTTTTGGACGCTTTACAGCTACACCATGGGAACCATCGTCATGGTCCTCGCTTATGTGATCTATCGCCAGCATCAGAAGATGTTGGTGATGACGCGCACGATCGAGGCCTTGAAGGATGAGCAGACTGGTTTGGCCGGCAACGACCGACACATCAACACCTGAGTTATCAATAGAAGGGAGCCCCCGACAAGGGCTTTCTTCTTGTCCGCATTATTTACAACGCTTATAATGAGAGAAACCTACAACAAGGAGTTGACATGGCTGGAACACGTTTCTTCGACTTGGTCGAAGCGAACCGACAGCGATCAGAACAGCGCCGCAAGGAGAAGGCCCGTACGCGGGCGGTCACCATGCTGCTCACTGGTCTGGCCGCTCTCCTCGCCACCAAGGCGAAGAAGTGAACCCATAACACCCCACGAGGTAGTAACCTCAAAATAAGAAGTCTAGTCTTGACAAGGCTTCTTATTTTTGTCCACATTATTTACAGCGCGTATAATGAGATAACCACAGAAGGAGACAGAAATGTTGTTCGTACTGTTGATTGCACTTATCCAGATCATCGCGCTCGCGGTGCTTTCGTGGAACTTGTACCACCTCTACCAGGAGCACATCCAGGTGTTGGACGAGCTTGACGAAGCGCACGAAGAACTCGAAGGTCTGAGGACGTTCTACGCCAACAGCCTCAACTAACTGACCTTAACAGGTTAAAGGATTAGCATCACTATTGCGGTGCTTTTCCTTTTTGAAAAGGAGTTACTATGTTTAATAAATTTGTCTTTCCTATAGGTATTGGTGTAGCAGCAATCGCCTATGTTGAATTCAGAGCACGAATCCTACAGAGAAATTTCGACGAGCTAGAAGGTGTTCTTCAAGGATTGATAGATGGATTGTATCAAGAACGCGTGGACCACATGTTTAATTTTCTTACAGAAGATTTAGACGAAGGATAGCACAAAAATTACAGCTCCTATAATGAGAGACAACCTACTAAAGGAGCACCATGTTCGCATCCACCGTCAACGCGTTCCTCGGCACCATCCTGTTGGGCTGCCTGATCATCATCACGATGACCGGGCTGTTCATGCGCAGGGTGATCCGGGGGGCCGCCAACGTGATCGGACGACTGTTCAGCTAGAGCAGTCTCGAAAGAGATAGTCCTTGTAGCGTAAAACCTACAAGGATTTCTCTTTTTTGTCCGCATTATTTACAGCTCTTATAATGAGAGAACAAACAGGAGGAATCATGAACATCCACCAGCTCAAGACCAAGACCAAGCAGGTCTGGGAGGAGCAGCCGTACATCGTCATCACCGTCGTCGCCGGGATCGCAGGAACGATCCTGAAGACGGTGGAGGTGGCGACCAACGAGCGCAACTCCCGGACCTGGGAGAAGGAGGTCAAGCGTCGGATGAAGAACTGACTGAAAGGTAATCAAAAGAAGCGAGCCCCTGACAAGGGCTTTCTTCTTGTCAACAAAAATTACAACGCTTATAATGAGATAACCACCTACAAAGGAGACTTCCATGAAGAAGGCCATCAAGGTCGTCCTGTACACCATCGTCACCGTCTTCGCCGGACTCGGTGCCATCAACGCTGTCAACGCGGGGATCGCCGGGTACCACGATGCGTCGGTGCGGAAGGGTGTGCGGCGGCTGCTGACCGCTGACATCTGAGAAGACCCGAGGTAACAACCTCAAAAGGACGAGCACCAATCACGGTGCTTTTCCTTTTTTAATTTGTCAATCAACAGGAGGAAAGTAATGAAGTTCGCAGCAGGTTATGTCTTAGGAGCTTTGACCGTCTTTGGTTTTGGCTCTGCTTACGCGGCAGGAATTCTCTCCCACGCTAAGTTCATGGAGAAGAAGGCCGAAACCGCCAGCAAGATTACTGACACTACCGTTTCAGACATACTGAAGAACTACTTCGAAGCAAAGAAGAACTGATGATTATCATCCCGATTGAAGAGAACACCATTCCGCTCATCGCGGCTATCAACGGAGGCGTGAAGCCTGAGGTAGACTCAGAAACACATCATAGCTTCATCTACCACGGCGTTGATATTCCATTCGAGATTGTACCGACTGTAATGGTGGGGATCATTCTTGCCGATGGTAACTATGACGCAGTAATGACTCGGGTCATCGTGAAACCGTAGTTTTTACAGCGCTTATAATGAGAGAAACCTACAAAGGAGTTAACATGCTTGCAGTAACCTCATTCTGGAGTGACGGCTCGTGCCGCGTGGACCACGTGTCCCTGGAAACGATTTCGGTCGTTCCTGAAGCCTGGATCAAGAAGTTCCCGCCATACGCGGAGCGGATCGATCAAGACATCAAGAACGGATCGTTGACGGAGCCCGGGTACTACGTCTTCGTGGAGGACGAGACCGGAACCCTGCTCGGTTACGAAAAGGTTGAAGACTGACCTGAGGAGAACTCAAAAGGTTGGGGGCTGATACAGCCCCTTTCCTTTTTGTCCACAACGGTTTTATTTTTTAGTCGTATAAGGATGTAATTATGAATAACTTAGCCCTACAAGTAGATGAGTACGTACTGACTATGCATGAGTTACAACCGCATCAGGAAGAAGCAGTAAAAAATCTAGGAAACGGTAAAATCTTACACGGCGGTGTTGGGAGCGGTAAAACCCGGACAGTACTATCGTACTACAAAGAAAAGGAGTCACCTCGTGACATCGTCGTCATCACAACCGCCAAGAAGCGTGATAGTATGGATTGGGAAACAGAAGCAGCAAGGTTTGGAATTTCAACAGCTCAAGAGTATACTTCAGACGGCGCTCTCATCGTGGAGTCCTGGAACAACATTAGTAAGTTTGAGGGTCTACAAGATCGGTTCTTCATCTTTGACGAGCAGAGATTGGTTGGAAATGGAGCTTGGGTTAAGTCATTCCTCAAAATTTCCAGAAACAACAGATGGATTCTTCTCAGCGCTACCCCAGGAGACTCGTGGTTGGATTATGCCCCCGTCTTTATAGCCAACGGGTTTTACAAGAACATCACTGACTTCAAAATGCAGCACGTAGTATACGAAGCCTTCTCAAAATACCCAAAGATCAAAGGTTACCTCAACGAGCAGAGGCTCGAAGTACTGCGTAACGATGTTCTTGTAGAGATGCCATACGAGCGACATACCACGCGGGTGATCAACTACATCGATGTTGAGTACAACCATAATCTGTTTAACACCGTGTTTGTTCGTCGGTGGAATCCTTACGATGATGCTCCCGTCCGCGACATCGCAGAAGTCTTTAGACTGATGAGACGCGTTGTGAACGAACACCCGTCTCGTCTTGAGATGGTTCGCAAACTGATGACGTGTCATGACAAACTAATCATCTTCTACACCTTCAACTTCGAGCTTGAGATTCTCAGGACGCTTGCTGATGACATCACCGTCGCGGAGTGGAATGGGCATCGTAAGCAGCCTATCCCAGACACTGATAAATGGGTGTATCTTGTGCAGTACACATCGGGAGCAGAAGGTTGGAATTGTGTAGATACGAACGCTATGATCATGTACTCAATGACATATTCGTACAAGAACTTTGAGCAATGTCAGGGTAGAATTGACCGGCTGAATACCCCATTTGACGTCCTTTACTACTATATCTTGGCGTCGAATTCGGTGATCGATCGAGGAATTAAGGAATCATTGGCCTCAAAAAAAAGCTTCAATGAGCGAAAATTCTATGATAAATTGATTGATTCTATCGAACTTGAGCAGTGTTGATGAGAAACTTTGAAAAAACGTGTTCAAATATGACGCCTTTTCAGGACGAAAAAGCTGTTAAAATAAGTAGAAAAGTGTATGAAACTACACGAAAGTCGTTTAAACGGCACTATTTTGAGCGGCGTCGTTCGCGTCATATATTTTTGTCAAAAAGTTCTATAGATTTAGTATACCTTATACGACTGATCTTGGTGTAGTATGTAGTATAAGGATGACATTTTCCCTAATACTTTTTTAACCCCGAAATTCGTCAAAAACGACGCCCCCCTACAAGGCAGGAGTAAAAATTGTCCGATGAAGAGTGGGTACCCATCAAAGGTATGGGTAATTACCTCATAAATAACTATGGCTCTGTATACAATAGAAGGCTAGAACGTCTCATGTCTGAAAGTAGAACTATGCAAGGTGACTATAAGGTCACATTGTCTGAAGGAGGTGTAAGACTTACCAGGTCCGTAAGAGTTTTGGTAGCCGAACACTTTGTGGCTAAGCCAGCAATCTCACCAGGGTTCCACAAGTCGGCGATTCCAGACACAGTTATTGTGTTAGACAACGATAAGAGTAATCTTTATTATCGTAACTTGGCTTGGCGGCCTGCTTGGTTTGCTCAGAAGTATTCAAGGCAATTCAAACCGGTGTACCCATCTGAGTATTACTCAAAACAAATACTCAACCTACAAACAGGAGAGGTCTATTCTTCGATAATAGAAGCCGGTATCAAAGAAGGTGTGTTGTTTGACGATCTTTTAACCTCCGCCCTACAAGGGGTAGCCATCTACCCGACAAGAAGTGTCTACTGTTTTACATGACGTATACAGTATTAGTATTTACAACGATTGTAATAGAGAGAAGAGGTATATTAGAAACATTTATTTCATTTTTTGGAGGACAATCGATGCGAGAGTCTAAATATCAGTATGATCTTATTAAAAAGATCTATGACTGCTTGCCCGGCTGTCTCATTATCAAGAATGATCCGTCTAAGATTCAAGGTATACCAGACTTACTTGTTTTATATGAAGATAGATGGGCTATGCTTGAAGTTAAGCGTTCTATCAATGAAGACGCCCAACCAAATCAAGAGTATTATGTCAAGACGCTTAACCAAATGTCTTTTGCGGCGTTTATTTACCCAGAAAATGAAGAAGAGGTATTAGATGCGCTTCAATCAGCATTTGGACTTAAAAGATAAACACGCCTTTCTAAGTCCAAGTAATTATCATTGGATAAATTATGACGAACAAAAACTAGAAGCTAGATACAGCTCTGCGCAAGCAGCTAGGCGCGGCGACGATTTACACAAACTAGCTCACAATGCTATAATGTTAGGCGTTAAATTGTCGAGATCCAATATGGCGCTCGCAACTTATGTCAATGACGCTATAAATTACAAAATGACTTCTGAGCAAACTCTTTTTTACTCTGAACATTGTTTTGGCACGGCAGACGCTATTTGTTTTCGGAGGAACAAATTAAGAATTCATGATTTAAAAACTGGCATTACAAAAACTAGCGAAAAACAACTTGAGGTATACGCTGCTCTATTTTGTTTAGAGTATGAGATAAGCCCTTACGACATTTCTATAGAACTTAGAATCTATCAAAGAGATGAAATTCGCATTTTTGAACCTTTTCCAGAAGCAATTGATAACATCATGAGGACTATTGTGGAACACGTCAGTTATATTGAAGAAATTCGTCGAATCAACTATTCTTAGAAAAGGGGGTAAATAATGTACATTGATGAAGACGTTTATCTTGAACATTATGGTACTCCCAGAAAATCTGGTCGATACCCTTGGGGATCTGGTGGAAATGTCAAGAATAGTCGAACCTTTCTTGATATGGTTGAAAAGCTGAGAAAAGAAGATAAATTTACAGAAGCTGAAATTGCAAAAAGTTTTGAAATGTCTGTAGCAGATCTTCGGGCGTTTAAGACTATTGCTAAAAATGAGAGACAACAAGAACGAATAAAAACTGCTGAATATCTTAAATACACCAAGCAGATGTCAGATAAAGCAGCATCCGAGCAAATGGGGATTCCAGAATCAACATTTAGAACTCTTCTTGCTCCAGCCGCTAAAATGAAAAATGATGTTATTGAAACAGTAACTAATATTTTAAGAGATCAGGTTAATAAAGTTGATTGGTTGGATGTCGGTATAGGTACAGAAATGTACTTGAATGTGAGTGAAGAGCGTTTAAAAGTCGCTTTGTCTATGTTGAAAGCAGAAGGTTACGAAGTTCACTCAAACGTTCCGGTTCCTCAGCTTGGAACAGTTTATGACACAAAACTTAGAGTGCTTGCGAAACCTGGTACAAGTTGGGGCGACGCCGTTAAAAACCGAAATAAAATACGGATGCTTAACGAGCGTTTAGACGATACTGGAAAGTCTACATTAGGGATTCTTCCACCGATATCAATCAATCCAAAAAGAATTGACGTCGTCTATGGGCCTGATGGAGGGTCGGCTTTAGATGGAGTAATGTATATCCGTCCAGGAGTTAAAGATTTAGATCTTGGAGGATCTCGTTACGCTCAAGTCCGTATTAAAGTAGGTCCAGAGCACTACCTAAAAGGTATGGCTATGTATAAAGATGATCTGCCTGCAGGAGTCGATATACAATTTAATACTAATAAAGAAAGAACTAACAACAAACTTGATGCTTTAAAGAAGTTAACCGATGATCCAGATAATCCTTTTGGCGCTGTAATTCGTAGACAAATAACAGAGAAAGATCCAAAAACTGGGTTAGAAGTTAACAAGTCAGCAGTAAACATTGTCAATGAAGAGGGTAATTGGGGAGCATGGTCAAAATCCATAGCCTCGCAAGTTCTTTCTAAACAAGAACCAAAACTTATTAGAGAGCGTTTAGACACCACCTATAAACAGCGGCAAGCTGAACTTGATGAAATCATGGCGTTAACTAATCCAACAGTTAAATCTAAACTTCTTCAAGAGTTTGCAGATGGAACTGATGCCGCGTCCGTTCACCTAAAGGCAGCAAGTCTTCCTGGTCAAGCATGGTATGCGATACTACCTATTAATTCATTATCACCGACAGAAGTCTACGCCCCTAATTATGATAACGGCACAAAAGTATCTCTAATACGCTACCCGCATGGAGGAACTTTCGAAATCCCACTTCTCGTTGTTAACAACAAGAACAGGGAAGCTAATAAACTTCTTAAAGGCGCTAAAGATGCAGTGGCAATAAACGCACAAGTTGCGGAACGTTTGTCTGGAGCGGACTTTGATGGAGACACGGTATTAGTTATACCAAATGATAAAGGTAGAATAAGATCAACGCCTGCTTTAGAAGGTTTAAAGAACTTTAACCCCAGAGAAACATACCGAGAATACCCAGGTATGAAAATTATGGGCGACACACAAAAGCAGATGGGTGTTATCTCTAACCTAATCACAGACATGACTTTGCATGGGGCTTCTGAGACTGAGTTAGCTGCAGCAGTTCGCCATTCAATGGTTGTTATTGACGCTGAAAAACACAGATTGAATTATAAGCAGTCAGAGAAAGATAACCGCATTAGGGCCCTGCAAGAAAAGTATCAACGTAAAGCTGATGGTAGCGGTGGAGCTTCTACTATTATCTCTAGGGCTGGCCGTGACATAAGGGTTCCTGAGGTCATACCACGTAGGGCAAGAAACGGTGGGCCAATAGACCGAAAGACTGGCGAGCTTGTTTGGGAGCCAACAGGTAGGGTAAATAGTAAAACGGGAGAGTTAAGCTTAAGGAAGTTTGAGGAACTTGAATTAGCAAAAGATGCTCATGATCTTTCTTCTGGTACACCAGTTGAAAGACTGTATGCTAATCATTCAAACAGACTAAAAGCTATGGCTAACAAAGCAAGACTTGAAATGATTAATACCCCAGGCGCTATCTCATCCCCCTCTGCAAAGAAAGTTTACGAGAAAGAAGTTTCTTCTCTAGATGTTAAACTCCGCATAGCAAAAGAAAACGCCCCTCGTGAAAGACGGGCTCAGATTCTAGCTAATGAAATCATGGAGCAGAAGAAGCAAGCAAATCCACATATGGATCGAGCTTCTGAAAAGAAGTTAAACGGCCAGGCATTAACAGAGGCCCGCAATAGAGTAGGCGCTAAGAAAGAGAAGATAGTTATTGAGCCTAAAGAATGGGAAGCTATTCAAGCTGGAGCAGTAAGTGATACTAAACTCAGGTCAATACTAGACAACTCAGACATGGATAAAGTCAGAGAGCTAGCCACACCAAGAGCTAAACTATTAATGACAGATGCCAAGACTAAGCAAGCTCAAGCCTTACTTAGTACTGGTGACTATACTAGAGCTGAGGTAGCAGCTCGCCTTGGAGTCTCAACATCAACACTAGATAGATCACTACAAGGTGGTTAGTAAGTGGTTTGGTTTAGTCTACTCAAAGAAGTATACACAAACAACTTAAACAAAAACTTTAAACTTTACTTGGAGGTGATTAAGGATGGGTAATAAAGTAATCAGAACTATGGTAACAACTAAAGACAATCCTTATGATCCTTTCGATGACTTCCGGAACTGGTTTACTTATGACACAACACATGGCTACAACACATGTGCTTTGTTGGGTAGACTTACCTTCTCTTCAGAAGAACTTTCAGAAGTAGATCAGAGACAAGCTATAGAACTGATTGTTGATGAGATAGTTTCTGAAAACATATCTGGTATGTTTATAAAGGTTACAAAAGAAGTAGAAGAATAAATATAAAAATATAAAGAGGGGGGGAGGGGGTGCGCAAGTCCTACCCCCCCTCTTCAT